GAAGAAGAAGGTGCGCGGTCACCTCGAGACGATGAAAAGCTTGGTGTCATTGTTTTACAAGCCTGAATCCCTTGATGTCGCCGTGTTGTACTTCACCAGTTCACCGGCGGAGGAGAGCTGGCTCCGCAGGTTAGCCATGGGGATCTCAAAGGTTGTCAGCACCAAGCAGGTGGCGCACTACATCGCCAATGACCGTAAAGACATGACACTCGACGAGGTAGAGGCTAATTCGTCGGCGTCGTCTGGCGTCGACAACCTCTTTTTCGGGTTGGAACTTGCAGGCAACACCACTAGGGAGGCCGCCTCCCAGACCTTTTTCGACATCTTCCGCACAAGCAAGCTCGGGGTCTATTACCCCGTCCTGGCGCACAAACTCATGTGCTCCGACCGCACCCGATCCCGACCGGCACTCGATAGTGAAGGCTATCTCAGCAGTCAGATTTACTCGGGAATCAGTAGCACCTACGACAACTTGAAACCGATTCTGAGTGACGTGACCTACTTGCAGGCCGTGGCAGACTTGGATCTCGGAAGCGTACCGCATCTCCACATGGAACGCTTGCTCAACACGTTGATACATGTGCACAACCAGTCAGTCGCCCTTGGATGCACCAGCATCGGTAAACTGACAGCACCGGGGAGAACGCCTGTGTGGTCTTTTCTTCAGGGGTCTCGACGTACGGTGTCGAGACCGTCGGACTCAGCAGGGAGGCGGTAAGCCAAATCCCGCTCGAAGTCGAAAAGCCGTACTATTCAAACAAACTATTCACCTGTGTCAAAGGTGGGGAGTATTGGGTGAACGATGAGTGCGATTTCGGGGAGACAGTCCCGGAATCAAAGATGACGCGCGATGGTAGGTATCACTCGCAATTTTGCACATTCGGTCACAATGGTACGCGCTTATGCGTCTCGAACTACACACAAAAATTTGGAGTACGGCGGATGACTGGAATTCGCAACTTCCCAGACGACCCTGGTGAAGCTGAAGCACGCCGTCGCGACGGTATGCTCCGTGCAAATCAAGAAAGCTTCATCCGGAATAATTCCGATTTCCTGGATGAGCTTGCCGCCCTCTTCGCTCCGCTTCTAAGCGAGTATCTTGGCATTGAGGAGGAGTGCCAAAGACACTACGCCGATGAACACGCAAAGAAGGCACTGCGCATCGCAAGTTTTTGGGAACTTATTGCTAGTGGAGACTATGAAAGTCTTCACTGGTGTCGCAAAGTTCTCTACAAGTGCAAAGCAGATGAAGTTGCTAAGGTTGGCAAATTCATCCGTATGATCGCTGACCTTGGTTGCCCTGCATCATTGCTGGGTTTCCGATTAGCACACTACATGAAAGAAGCTATGGCGAAGCATGACATCGAGACCGTCAATGGACGCTACAGAGCGAAATTCATCAAGTCCCCAAAACACGAAGGCTTGATGGAAGCGTATGAATTCCTCCAACTGCAGAGCGGTTGTGACGTAGCGATGGTCTACTTTTCCG